AGCACCGCTGGTGCCCCAGCTGTCATCAGAGCGGATCACCTCTTCGGTTGAGTTGATCGAATCGAAGAAAGGAGCCTCAATACGGCTGCCAGTGGTGTTGCTCAGCAGGGCGCTGCGAGCAATGGCACCAGAGCGAATGAAAGCTGAACGCTGGAAGATCTCCTCTGCCAGGTAACGGGCAAAGGGTGCCGACGTAGCTAGGCGAGTGGCCGAGCCGATGTCAGAAGTGAAAGTTGAGTCGGGGTTGAGATTGCCTAGAAAAAGTCCCATTTTCTTGGTTGTGTGGGTTGGAGTTCAGGCCCCACTGGGGCTACATCCCTGCCTCGGCCTTAAGACGACGAGCCAGGTCAGGGTCCGTGGTCTCCAGCGCAATCATTTGCGTGAAGTTTTTTGTCACATAGGGGTTTGAAACGCCTGATGTGGCAGACGGACTTGCAGGAGCGCTGCCCATACCCGATACACCCGAGGCGCGGAAGAAATGCTCAAACCCACTGCCGGGGTTCTTCAAGTTGGCGAGGTGGGTTTTGAAATCGACCTCCACGCCCCCGTGGAGAGCAACAACATTCCCGTCTCGGACTCGAAGATTTTGGCTCATCAGCTGATACAGCTGATCGGGTGCAAACACACCCTGTTGAGTCATCGCATTTAGTGCTTGAGCCCTTAGTTGCTGTTGCTGAGCACTGGCGCGCTCACGCTCCAGCTCCTGGTCTTTTTCGGCCAGGGCGGCTTGGAGGTCGGCAACAGTCTTTTGGGCTTCCTCCCAGAGCGTGCGGAATTCGCCGGATTCGGCCAACTTCGCGTGCTTGGCTTGGGTGGTCTGTTTTTGGAGCTCGGCGATCTGCTCCTGTAGCTCTTTGAAGCGCTCTTGGTCTTTGCGCCGCTCTCCGATGAGTTCAGCGTTTTTGGCCTTGAGAAGATTCAGTTGAGAGGATAGATCGATGTCAGCCACGGGCTGCTGAGCTTCGGCCACAGGCGTCTGCTCGGTTTGCTCGCTCATACAGATGGGTTGGGTGGACTCAACTCCACAGGAGTTGCTTAAATTGTAATGCAGTGCTGGCGATCTGATGGCAACCAAAACCACCTATACCCGGATTGGTGATCTGGTGATCGCCCATCGGGTTGAAACCCCTGATGAAGTTGCAGAAAAACCAGCCGCTCCACAGACCGAAGAACCCAAACCCAAGCGCGGTCGTAAGGCCAAGACTGAAGTGGTTGAGGAAGTGGCTGAGGAAGTGGCTGAGGAAGTGACTACTTCTGAAGAGTCCGAGTCTCAAGCTGTTTGAGTCGGTCGCGCATAACTGCGATTTCACGTTCCAGCGCTTGGGCGTGATATTTGGTTTCGAGCGTTTCCTTTGCGGGGAGAATGGTCCCGTCAGGAGCAAGCAAAATGCGAGTTGCTTGCTCTAAACGATCCAGCCGTGAATCAAGGTGCACACCGACGCTGATCAGCCAGGCCAGTAGACCGCCGAGCGCCGTCAATAACGCAGCGACAGCAGCTGCGTGCTCTTTGGCGAGCAACGGATCAGAAGAGCTCAATCGCCTCGGGTCGGTGGGTTGGATCGCAGGCTGACCAGCGTGGCCAGCAAGCTGAACATTGTTTGCATTGCGCGGTTGTGAGCGTCGTTGCAGTTCTCGCTTGTTGCCCACTGGACAGACCAAAAGCCCGCAACCGTGCAACTAGCAGACCAGCCGATCGACAAAGCCGCAATCGTTGTGACCACGGCAATAATCGAACGAGTTAGCCAGGCAGGCTCAGGCACCAGTCAGTCCCGCTTTTTCTCAAATGTGATGTCAGCGTAGGAAATGTCAAATGTTCCGCTCGCTGCGCCCTTTCGTGCTTGCAGCACCAGATCAACTGGGCCTTCGGAACGCACGACTGGATAGCTGTAGAACCAAGGAGTGCGTTCTAGGCTTGCGCCTACATCGAAGATAAATTCAAACCAGTTTGAGCCGCCGTTCTCACTCCAACGGAAGTAGACCTGTTGGTTTGCGCTGTCGTAACGCCAGGTTGTGCTAAACGTAATTTCATAAACGCCTGAAGGTAGGTCAGCGCGTTGCAGGCGGTTGATCTCTTGGTACGTTTGGCTGACATTCAGGATGTTGGCCCGCTTTTCGTATTCATAGATCGGACCGAAGCTTGGGTTGTCGGCGCTCCAATTCAGGAGTTGCTCAACCCACATGCCGTCGTACGCGACAAGGGTTCGATATTCGAGTTCGTTGCCGAGGCTGCCTACGCTCGGTAGGAGGTCCATGACCACCACGCGACCGCGGGCCTGATCAACAGAGCTCCACGCTCTGGTGTCGGCAAAGTTGACGTATACATCACCTGTTGGTGACAGCGTGAAGCCCCTGGGCAGTGTGATCAGTAGCTGCCGTGGGATTCGGAAATACTTAGGCTCAGCCATGCTCAGGGTTGGCTATCGAAGTGGACACCGAGTGTCCCGATGCCGCCGTAAAACTTGACGCGGTACAGCCTGTTTGCAGGCTGGTCGGACATGAAGCGGGAGTCCTGTGTTTTCAAGATCTCTTCTTGAACATTGACCCAGGTTGTTCCGCCGTCGTCAGAGTGCTGCGTAACTAAATAAGCTTTCTCTGATGGGGTCAGCTGATAATTGACAATTGTGTTGGCACCGTTGTCAAATACACCGCTGTAGCCAGCAAAACTCATTAGCTGATCAAAAGCCATAACGCACCAGCAGCAGGTGGTTTCAGTCTAGGTTCACACCAGCAAATAGCGAAGCAGTGGCGTCAGGCCAAATGGCAACAGCTCTTGCTCTCTACTGCCTTCCCAGCTGGTACGGGCTAACCCTTCACGCCTGACCTGCGGCGCTGGCATCTCCTCTACTGCTACGCACGCTTGGCCTGCGATCGCCACCTGCCGATGCAACCGCAAATGATCAAGCATCGTCTTGCTCTTCCATCTCGTCTAAAGCGGCCATCTGCTCGTCGTCAGCTTCGGTCTCCTCTTCGTCTTGTCCCTCCTGTTCGTCTGCCACCTGGACATCACCACGCATCGCTTCAGGCAGCAGCATCATGTTGCCTGCCTTCTCTTGCTGCGTCAGCTCAACCTCACGCTCAATATCAATGTTGGGCAGCACCTCACCCTGGCGCAGCATCTCAAGCAATGTCTCGTGCGTGATGGCGCCATTTGTCCACAGCTGCATGTACTGCGTCACCTGAGCAGCTTCCAGTACCTGTAGATCGAAGTCACGATCCAGCATCACCTCGGGCGCTTCCATGCCGACATAGGCCGCGGCCATGTCCATCACACGCTGCAAAGCATTTTGCAAATCTTTGCTCACAATGCTGAGCAGACTGTCTGAATCAGTGCGCGATAGGCGCTTCGATTCAGCAGTTTCTGCCCCCATCTTCTGTGAGAAGAGGGTGCTGATGCCCAAGCTGGACATCTGGTTTTCCAGCTCAGTGATGAAACTCTGCTGAGCATCGAAGGCAGACGAGGCAGGCTCGACATATTTGCCATCGCCTTCGGGCGGCAACAAGATAATGCTGTTAGCAGACAGCCCGATCTGGCCAGCCTCATCAAAACCCTTCAAGGTAAGGATCGGCAGTGCTGCCACATGCAAACTGTGGTGCAAATCAGCAGTGCGCTGTGCGTGGCTGATGTTCAGATCGGCAATGGGCAGCAACGGTGGCCTGCTCATCAGCTCTGCCATCTTGCCGCTATAGGTCACGGCAAGAGGGATCACAGGCAAGCTTGTTGTGCCCTCTTGGTAGACAATCCAGCCTTCATCCTCAGATCCTCTGCGATAAACACGCCAGCGGCCAGGCTCTAACACCCTGATCTGTCTGACAACCTCATCGCCGAATTCACCCATCGGCTCGCTGACATACTCATTCAGCCTGATCTGATTGATCGGTGAGATCGGGCTTGCTTCTGGTGACTTACGCCAGCCAATGATCTGCTTAGCGTCAACCATGATCAGATAAGGCCGGAGCCCCATCAGTCGCTCAACGGCCAGGTTGGGTGCAGGCTCAGTGCTGGGGTAATCCACCAACACAGCAGCATGTCCATAGAGGATGCTGCTGATCGCTAAACGACGGGCAAAGTCATCCAGCGTGGTGCCATAGCCATCCACGTTTTTAATTAACTCTTCCCAATACGGATCAACCTCACCACCTTCCTCTTTGCTGACCAGTTGGATTGGCTTACGCAGAATCAAGCCAGCAGCTTGCTCGGCAATGCGGACCGTATAGGGCGCAAAAGTGGCGTGATAAATCCGACGACGCCAACTTGCCTCATCTTCCTCTGGTTCCTGAGGCAGAAAGATCTTGGCGTTTTCACGAAAAGCCTGCGTACCACCAAGACAGACATCAATGGGCAACCACTGCTCGGACATGGTGAGCACAGGCCCTGAAACCCAAGACGGGTCATTGCCTGGATTCACATCCGTGGTTGGGTCGAGCGGCTCCTGCCCCCAGTAGATGCCCGATGGGTACGTATTGTCAGCCACTCACCAGCCAAGCCGCGATACCTCAGTCTAAGTTGACGCCGTTTGTACGCTGACTGGGTAGCTGTCGTAATCGAATGAACGACTGGCGCACATCTCACGCTTTTCAAGTTGAGCGCGCCAAGCGTGAAATCCAACAATGTGGCGACACTGCCAAGCTGCAAGCACTGTGCTTGAACCTGCTGCAGCAAACGGAACTACAGCGCAAAATGCTTGGCAAGCTCCTGCTGGAAGCTAACGACGGCTTTTGAGCGCAGCACGCTTAAGCATCGAACCGCGATCGCCGCTTGCTGTTTGCCATGGCTTCAGACCACGCAGCTGCCATACGGCGTAGCCCAGCGCATCCATCTGACCGCTGAGGTCATCAATACCACCATCACCCTTCTGCGGTTGCTGTGTTGCTTGGTCATAGGCGTGCTGTTCCAAGCCGCGCAGCATCTGCTTGCATTGCGGATGAACAAACAACTGACGCTGGTCCTTTGCGTTCAGGATCAGCGTGTTCAGTGTCAACACCCTGTCTCTGATGAACGGGTTTGCTGATTGGGTTTGCAGCCTCAGGCCTGCCTGTTTCATCAGACCGAAGTCTGAGATGCCTGCGTTCTTGCTGCTGCGGCTTTGGCTGCTGGCATCAGGGCAAACGATCAGCTGTCCGTGGTCGATCCATGGCTGATACTCCATGCGCAAGCGCTCGATCACGCCAGGCGTATCGCGTGCCACCCACTCCTGCACCAGGTGCACACCATCAGCGCGCTCAATGCAGATGGCCATCATGCAGCGATCCACGTTCAGATCCAAGCCGACCCATAACGTGTCGTTTTCACTTGGCCGCTCGATCTCGCTGCGGTTGAGGTGACGATCAAACTCTGGGTAAATCGCGGCCTGAGTTAGCAGACAGAACTCACCTTCGGTGTATGACTTCAAAAGCTGCGGGCT